ACACTATCGGCGAAATTCGTTCGTATTCGCTAGAACAGAATATGGATGTAATTGAAGATAGCACTATGGGCGATACAGACCGCACATATACATCAGGGCTAAAAACCTTTAGCGGTAGCTGTGATGTGTTTTTTGATGACACAGACACAGGCCAGCTAGACGTACAGGTAGGTGACACAGGCACTATCAGCGTACAGGTCGAAGGTGACACATCAGGCGACCATAAGCTGTCAGGTAGCATCATTGTAACAGGCCGGACTATCACAGCATCATTCGATGGTATGGTAGAAGCATCTGTGACATTCCAAGGTTCAGGCGCACTTACTGAAGGCACTGTGACCTAATGAGCATAGCAAAACAGATAGCTGGTTTGCAGGATAAGCAAAGGCGCACTATTACCGTTCCGCAGTGGGTGGTAGATGGTACGCCTTTGCAAATCTATGTGTCTGATTTAACTGGCACACAGTTAGATAAACTGCAAAGAAAGCACAAAGGGTTTCCAGAAGTTGTTACTATGGGTTCTATGGTCGATTTAATAATTTTAAAAGCAGAAGATGCTGACGGTAATCGCATCTTTTCTTTAGAAGATAAATTAGTGTTATTAGATTTGCCTTATGACCAATTACTTAGCGCGGCTAGTCAAGTTTTAGACAGCATTCAGTCCGTTGAGGATCAGGAAAAAAACTAAGGGGCGATCCGTTTAGGCTAAACATTATGGCCTTGGCGGATCGGTTACACAAAACACAAGCCGAAATTGGCGAATTGACATTATCAGAGATTAATGAATGGTTCGCGTATTTTAAGGTGACAGAAGATGGCAGACCAAAATCTTAAAATTCAATTAACGGCTATAGATAAAACGCAACGCGCATTTGCTGCAGTACGCGGCGGTCTAAAGCGTGTTTCTGGTTCTATCTTAAATGTACGCACCGCGCTAGTAGGTCTGGCTGGCGCGGCTGGTTTACAGGTATTTGCAAAACAAATAGACGACCTAGCTAAAGCATCGTCACGGCTAGGTCTGACTGTAAATGAAATACAGTCATTACAATTTGCCGCATCACAAACAGGCGCATCCGCAGAAGAATTAGAAAAGGGGCTAACTAGATTTAGCAGGGCTATTTCAGAAGCATCAACAGGTATCGGCACTGGTCTGCGTTCATTTGAAGCATTAGGCGTTACTGTAACAGATGCAGAGGGCAGTTTACGGCCTACATCTGAATTACTTAGCTTAGTGTCTGATAGGTTATCGCAAATAGAAAATCCAGCCGACAGGGTGCGTATAGCATTTGACCTGTTTGGTAGGTCAGGCGTTAATCTAGTCAATACTTTGCAGGAAGGTTCTACTGAACTAGGTAAATTACAAGATGAGTTTAATGACCTTACTTTATTGCTGACAGGAAAACAGGCGCAAGCAGTTGAAAAAGCTAATGACCAATTTGATAAATTAGCTAGGTTTTTTTCATCTATTGGGCAACAGATAACTGCTACTGTTTTGCCTGTTATAGCAAAATTAGCGACATTTTTAACAGTAAACATTGTGCGCGGATTTGCTAACGCTATAAAAGGTGCGCGTGATTTTGTTAATTTTTTTGTAGATGCATTTAATCAAATAGCAGAAAAGATAGACGTATTACCAAAGCTAGATGAAGTTGTTTTTGGCAAACGTCTGGAAATGAATTTACGAAAAATAGCTGGTAATTTTTTAGCAGTAAATGGCGAAATAAAAGAACTAGGCGATAGAACACCGATAGCCGCAGACGCTGTAGATGGTTTAGCCGCAGGGTTTGAACGTGTTAATGAAAGCACAAAAAGTATTTTCGAGCGTTTTCCTGACTATTCCAGCAAATTTAAGGAATTAGATGTAAGGGCAGACGCGGTATCAGATAAGTTAGGCGGTGTTGGCGATGCCGCAAAAACTATGCAAGAAAAAATGAATGATGCAAAAGCTAACGGCATTGATAGATTAGAAGATGGTTTGATAGGGCTTGTGCAAGGTACGCAAAGTGTATCACAGGCATTTCGCAGTATGGCTTTATCAGTAGTTAATGATTTAACTAGGATGTATATCCAGCAACAAATTACAAATCCATTACGTTCATTTTTCGGCCTTACACCGAAAGCTATTGGCGGCAGTGTGCAAGCTGGTCAGCCCTATATGGTTGGCGAACGCGGGGCAGAAATGTTTGTACCTAATCAGGCTGGCAGTATTGTGCCTAATAACCAAATAGGCGGCGGGGCAGTTACAGTTAATCAGACAATTAACTTATCTACTGGTGTAGCACAGACAGTACGCGCAGAAGTTATGAATATGTTACCGCAGATAGAAATGGCGGCTAAAGGCGCAGTATTAGACGCTAAAAGAAGGGGCGGATCATTCGCTAAGTTTGTATAATGGCTATCACATACCCGCTTACATTCCCGACCCATACGGGCGTTAAATCTGCTAATTTCATCGCTAGAAATGTCGTAGGCAACACCTTATCGCCATTCACATTTACACAGCAAGTGCAAAAGGGGCAGGGGCAACGCTGGGAAGCAGATATAACACTGCCGCTTATGAAACGCGCAGATGCAGAGGTGTGGATTTCGTTTTTTGTAAAGTTAAACGGTAGCTATGGCACTTTTCTAATGGGCGACCCTAATGCTGGCACACCTAGGGGCAGCGCGGCGACCAGTGCGGGTACGCCTGTAGTAAATGGCGCAGCGCAAACAGGTAACGAACTAGCTATAGACGGTTTACCCGCGTCAGCTACAGGATACCTAAAAGCTGGCGATTATATCCAGCTAGGCAGTGCTGGCACATCAGAATTATACAAAGTGCTAGATGATGTGAATAGTAATGCATCTGGCGAGGCTACACTGACGATATGGCCTGATTTACGTGCATCACCAGCCGATGACGCAACGGTGACTGTAACAAGCGCAAAGGGGCTATTCCGGCTTACTACAAATACGTCAGACTGGCAGATAAACGAAGCTGGCTTTTATCAAATATCATTTGGCGCGGCAGAGGCGATATGAGCAGGGGCGTAACTACAGCGATGAATAACCAGCTAACGGCTACAGAGTTAGAGCCGTTTTTTGCTGTGGATTTAGATTTTGATGGCGGTAATGTGCAGATATGGACAGGCTACGGTGATATTACATTTGACAGCGTAACCTACACAGGCGCGGGTGACATACTAAGCATATCAGAAATTAGTGAAACATCAGAGGTGCAAGCATCTGGGGTTACTATCGGCTTGTCTGGCATATCATCTACACTTATTTCTGCGGCGTTAAATGAAACGTATCAGGGTAGGTCGTGCAAAATATATTTAGGTACGTTATCTAATGGTGCAGTAGTAGCTGACCCATATATGGTATTTTCTGGTCGTATGGACGTTATGAATATAGAAGATAGCGGCGATACCTGTGATATTGTTTTGCAAGCAGAAAACAGGTTAATTGATTTAGATAGACCGCGTGTTAGACGCTACACATCAGAGGATCAGAAAATAGATTACCCTGCCGATAAGGGGCTTGAATTTATTGCTGATTTACAAGATAAGGAAATTGTCTGGGGTGGGCAGTAATGGGCTTTTTTAGCAGTTTTGTTAAAAGTTTTAAGAAAGCTATAACTAATCCAGTCACGTTAGTTACAGCCGCCGCCGCTACAGTATTGTCTGGCGGCACATTTACTTTTGCGGCATTTGCTATGAGGGCGGGGCAAATGGCGGCGTTTAGTGCCGCATCATCAGCACTAGCACCACAGCCTAAACTACCTAACATGCCTGATTATGGCAGTTTTGAGGCAACGGCATCAGGCCGTACTCAGATGGTTAAACAGCCTACATCATCGCGCAAAGCAGTTTATGGACAGGTGCGGGTAGGTGGTACGCTAGCGCATGTAGAAAGCACAGATGATGATGAATTTTTGCATCTGGTTATTATGGTAGCATCACATCAAATCGAATCGTTTGATACGATATATCTAAATGACGAAGCATTAACAGTTAATCTGTCTACTGGTGTAGTAAGCGCACCGTCTAAATATGTAGGTCTGGTGCGGGTATTTGTTAGATATGGCGCAACAACACAGGCCGCCCCTAATCAGTTGTCTACAGAAAGCGAAGCCGGATGGACTGTAGCACACCGTTTACAGGGCATAGCTAATATATATGTGCGCCTTAAATTTGACACAGACGCATTTCCGCAGGGCATTCCGAATGTATCGGCGTTAATTAAAGGCAAAAAGGTTTATGACCCGCGTACTGGCACTACAGCATATTCCAATAATCCCGCGCTATGCATCAGGGATTACTTGCTAGATACTACCTACGGCCTAGGTGCTAGCG